GCAAGCGACTTGGCGATGTCTCCAGCGCCCTTCCCTGTCACTTCACCTATTGCTGCGGCGGCCTGAGCCAGGTTCTGCATCTGGACGCCGCTGTTAGCGGCACCGGAAGCCAGGGCAATCACCGCCTCGCGAGCGCCCGCAAAGTTCTCAGTGATCGCCCCGGAGGTGTCAGCCATCACCTTGAGACTGGCAATGCTCTGCCCAGCATCGTTCGATCCGCCATTGATGGCGACGTTGAACTCGCGGGCCTGCTTCTGTGCGTCGAAGTAGGCATAGCCCAGAGCGCCGAGGACGCCAGCCAGCAAGCCTGCAGGAATCAGTGCTGCGGCCAAGCTCTTGGCGGACGCGCCCGCACCAGCGCCCAACTGAGCAACAGCCCGCGCACCGCTACCCCAATCCCCAGACTGCAGGGCATTGGTCAACTGCATCACGTTTTCTTGCGCCTGGCGGGTGCCGAGCTTCAGCTTGTCGAATGCAGTTTCTGTCGCGGTCAGGCCGTCACGATCTTTACCGATCTTCGCCAGCGCCTCACCGTAACGAGTCGCGTCGATCTGGCCGGCCTTGTGCAGATCGTTGAGCGCTTTCTCCTGCGCCTCCAGCTTTGCCAGCTTCGCAGTGACCGGGTCGATGCCGTTGACCGTACGCTTCAACGCTTCGATCTGACGGTTTTCAGCATCGATCAGCCGCTGCTTCTGAGCCATTTCCTTGGCTTCAGCTTTCTCGATCCGCTCATATGCCTTGCCAAGCCGATCCTGATAGGACTCCTGCTGCTCGATGGTGACGAGACCGCCCTTGCGAGCGCGCTCCAGCAAGCCTTCAGCCTGGATCAGTTGCTCCATGCTGCCGATGTTGCCGGACATCGCCTTGTCGAGCTGGCTGATGATTGCGATTTCACTAGCCGCGCTGGCACCGGCCTTGCGGCTGGCATCGACCTGGCGCTCTTTGGCGCCCGTGGCCTTGTCGATACCCTGAGCAACCTCGTTCTCGGCCTGACTGATCTTCTTGCCAGTGTTGGCCAGTCCTTCGCCCGACTTGCCGAGATCATCAATGGCTTTTTCAGCATCGACCGCCGAATCGACCAGCTTGTCGAGATCGTCAGCCGCCTTGGATGCCGACGAGGAGTTCACCTCAATGCCGAGGGACGCGAAGGTGGTGCTCATCTACTGTCCCTCTGTTCCGCCATCACCCGCAGGGCTTCGGCTTCCATGACGCGGATATCTGGAAAGACGTCGGCGACCTCCGACCGGGTAAGCCCGAGGAAGCCGGCGACATGGCGAATTGACGTGTAATCGAGTCCGGTAGCGCCGCACGCGCCTGTACGCCACTGAGTGCCCATGGCCTCGAAGACCTTGAAGGCTTGCCAAACATCAGGCCAGACCTCGCAGACTTCGTCGGGTATGTCACGAAGGGAAAGGCCGAAGGCGGCCAGCGATTCGGCTGACGGCCCCGGCTCGTACAGAATGCGGGAGACGCTTAGGAGTTTCCCAGGCGGGCGTTACTGAAGGCATCTGAATAGGCAGCCAGCACCGCACCCGGAGTGGCGGCGATGGAGCTGACCAGGATGCGCAGGTTTTCGTCGGTGAACTCTTCAGCGATATCCCAGCCGGCGACGATCGCCTTCAACTGCTCGACCTGCAGATCAATCAGCAAAGCCGTGAACTGCTCAATGCCGGCCTCTTCCGCTTGTTCTTTGAGGGCCTTATGACGCTCTCCCCACTCCGCGTAGAGTCCAGCCAGTTCGGTGCGATCGCGATATTTGAATTCGAACTCAACGCTGACCGGGTCATCACCCACCGTTGGCAGCATGACGACGTGGTTGAAGGTTGGATTCCGGGCGAGTGTGAACTTTGCCATGTGCCTTCCTTACGCCGAGGCGCTGTAACGAGTTGGGCGACCGGTTAGCGCGATGCTGATCACGCGAGTCATCAGGTTGTTGCGCGACATGGTCGGGGTCGAAGTGATCGAGACGTAACCGTTGTAGATGATGCGGCTGCCGCCCGGCAGGTTCAGGCGTAGAACGCGGGCCTGCTTGTCGTCGTCAGCCTCCTCGCAAACATCGACATAGGGCTGCGATGGATCGTCGGCGACCGTGATGGTGAGCGTGATCGGGTTCTTGGTGGTTGGCATCTGTCGGTCATCATCGTCAGCCAGGAAGCCGAACGTCAGAAACTGCTGGTCGCCGCCGCTAGACCCGAGCTCGGTGATTTTCGAGATCTCGGTGAAGGTCGTCACCTCGCGAGCGGTACCAACGCCCGAACCGGCCGGATATTGCTGAATGTTCGTGGTGTTCACGCCATCGAGTGCAAAGGTGCCGCTGGCAATCTCGCCGACTTGCACGGCGCGGCCGTCCAGGCGGGTCCAACCAGAGCTGAGAGCAATAATGTCGCCCTCGGCCAGTCCGTGCGCTGCCGCGGTCACCACTGCCGGGTTCGCATTGGTAAGGGCGGTGAATGGGATTGCTGCGCCATAGGCGGAAGCAATTTCGAACGTTGCGCCGTTGGGCATTTGAATGCCGGCCATGGGGTTTTCCTCTCTTCAGAAATGACAAAACCCGCTCAATGGCGGGTTCTGGGTTTGCCCAATGGGCGGATTAGTTGGTGTCGGCGCGGTATGCGAACGAAACCGGAACGGTGTAGGTCGTGTCGTCTGGGATACCCGGCCCTTGATCGACTGGCGTCATGGTCACCACGGTCAGTGCATTCTTCGTGATTCGCTCGTACAGCGGAAACAGCGCGGCGATCTGGTCAGCCAGCGCGCCCGCCGCGCCGCGATACTTCCCTGCTGGTGTCACGATGCTGATCTGAAACACCCTCGTGAACAGCTTGTGATCACCGCCGAGGGTGTTGCTTGCGGTGTCGCCCGGCAGAGTGAAAGCTCGCAGGTAGGTGACGCCAGTTCCGGGTTCATAGGTCTCGTTTTCGACGACAATCTTGATGGGCACCGGCAGCGCTTTCGCCCAGGCGATCAGTCTGGCCTCGTAGATCGAAGCGATGATGTTGTGGCTCATACCTGGTTGTTCCTGATGGCTTCGTCGACGATCTGCTGGAACCGTGCGAGCGTGATGCGCACCATGCCGCCCGGTGCCTGCTTGGAATGGCCGTACTCGAGTGGCGCCGCATATGGCAGGTTGTTCACGATGTACGCCGTTTGCCCTATCGTCAGTTGCTCGACCTGAAGCCTGAGCTTCGCCAGCGTGACGCCGCCAGACGGGTCGATCTGATCAAGCACGCCCTCAGCCGGCGAATCGATCGAGAACTGCCAGTTCCCACGAAACCGCCCGCCGACGTAATCCTTGCCTGCCACCAGGCCATTCACATTGAAATTCTGGTCACGCTCGGTCTTTGTCAGGGGCTTGGCAGGCTTGACACCCCGCCGCAGCTTGCCGGCCTTCGTGAAGTTCGATTCGTTTAGGTTGATGATCGTGTTGCGCACTGCGACCTTGAAGTCATAGTCGTCGGCTGCGCGGGTGTTGGTCTGGCGGTGAGTAACGTTCGCTGCCCAGATTTCAGGATTCCCCACCGGAGACATGCGGATAACGCTGCTGCCGATCTCGATCACAATCTCGCGGATGGTTGCGTCGATTCCGGCTTGAGTGCGCCTGGCGAAGTCGCGGATATTCTCGGCGAAGCTACCGTTCATGCTCGCGTATTTATTCGCCATGTCACTTCCTCAACTGCGCCGTCCACGTTGCATCAGCAGGATCGGCGGACACGTTCATCACCCGCAGCCCGTTGACGATATCGCCAATGGCCGGGGCGGCCGGTACCGCCGTGGGTACACCCGCCTCCGAAACGAATAGTTCGTTTTGCAGCACCAGCAACTTCTTGTCGGTCGTCTGGATCAAGGAGCCGTCGATTTCTTTGGCCAGGTAACTGCCAAATACTCCGCGACCGCCGTAGGTGGTGGTCACTTCGGGGGCGCCACCCAGGTCAGGGTCATAATCGCTCAAAACCTTGCGCACACCGGTCACTGGCTTCACCGCATCGGCAAGACCATCAGAATCATCGAACGCCTCAGCCATTTCAGCCTGGACCTCTTCGCGCATGCCCATGATCAGGTCCTCTTGAGCATCATTACGCCGGAGCGCTTGATCCACGGATCGAGCAGCGCCAAGGCGAAGTTCACACCCGCTGACTGATCAGTAGATCCGGCAACGTAAGTCTTGCTCACTGACGTGCCGGACTGCGCCGATACCGTCTTGCTCTGCACTTCCTTCTCCGTGGAC